ACCCCTGGTAGATACGAAAGAGGAGTTTAATATCAACGAGGATCGTGAAGCAGTTCTAGATGTAAACAACGATCTAATCGAAGAGTATATCAACTCTAGCAACTCACAAATAGGCAAAGACGAACTACTAGACGGTCTACAAATAATCTATGAAAATCAATCAGGTAGAGATCTATAACTTTTACTCTGCTAAGGATATGAGCATTACCTTCGATGACTACGAGGGTATTGTTCTTATAGAGGGGCAGAATAAGGATACAGGTGGTAGTAATGGTGCTGGAAAAAGCATTATTATCGAAGCGGTTGTATGGAGTCTTTTGGACAGACGGTTCGTAAATCAACGGAGGAAGCTCTAGTCAATAATCAGGCCAAGAAGAAGTGCCTCGTTAGGCTTAGGGTAAATGATAATATCGTCATTGAGCGAGGCAAGAGGCCGACGACCCTCCATGTGTATCAGGATGGCGTAGACATTACCAGAGCAAATCAGAGGGAAACTCAGGCGATGCTGGATGAGTTGCTTGGGATCAACTATAAGGTGTTCTTGTCCTCCTCTGTATTTGGACAACAAAACAACCTAGAGTTCCTAGCAGCCTCGCCTGACGATAAACGAATCATACTAAAGAACTTCCTGAATCTCGATCAGCTCTTTGATCTTAGAGAATCTGTAAAGTTTCTAAAGTCTCAGTATACTCAGAGAACAAAATCTATTGACGCGATTATTGAGGAGCATAATAAGAACATTGAGTCTTTTGAAAAGGAGATTGCTGAAAGTGAAATCATAGCTTCTAAGATACTTAGTAAATACTCTGAGGAAGTTCTTGATCTATCATTTGAAGAAATATCTAATATTGAAAAACACAATACGGATATTGACTGGAAAGTAGCTAATCTAAAAAGATCAATAGAAAAGGTAGATTCTAATATTGATGCCCTGAAAAGGAAGCGACAATCAGCAAATGATAAAAACTGTTATGCCTGTGGACAGCCAGTAAAGGGTAAAAAGGTTGATGTGGATTCCATCAATATGGAGATTACTGACTGGGTTGATAAACTATATGATTTAGAGCTACAGCTTACTGAGCTTCCTTTATCCAAGAAAGAACTTCCTATCTCTTCTTATGAGTTTGGAAAGATTTCTGAATATAAGCAACTTCGTAAAGAACAAGAAACTTTCAAAGAAATCAAGAAACATACGCTAGAAAAGATTGATGCTCTGATACAAGAAAAAACTACCCTGAACAGGCGCTATGAGGTTATGCGATTTTGGGAGAAAGCGTTCTCTGAGCAAGGTTTAGTAAAATATATTATTAGAAATATTCTAACCTATTTAAAACTCAAAATCAAACTACTATCTCTCTCACCTCTCTCAAGGTAAGTTTTTTATTGAGTTTGATCAAGAACTAAATGAGACGATTACCCATAGAGGTGAGGTCGTTAACTACATCTCACTTTCAGGAGGAGAGAGGCGTAAAGTAGGTTTAGCGGTAATGCTAGGTCTTCAATCCCTTCTTAATATTTCTAGCAATAGCGAAAGTAATCTACTATTTTTTGATGAAGTTGCTGAAAATCTTGACCAAGATGGTGTTGGATGGACTCTACATTACTCTTATCAGATACTAAAGAAATCTAAGACTTTGTTTGTAATTACACATAATAATTACCTAAAGTCTTTAATGGATAATTCAAAAACGCTTACTATTATGAAGCGTAAAAGGTGTGTCAACAATAAAAGGAAAATAATATGACAATAAAAAGTTTAGAAGGACTAGGACAAGAGATTTTCGAGATGCGTTACGCCTACCCAGGAGAAACAAAGTGGGCAGAGCGAGCTAAGGTTATTGCTAAAACAGTAGCATCTGCGGAGTGTGATGATGAAAAGGAAAAGGTCGAGAAACTATTTTATGAAACCATCGGATCTGGTTGATTTTATTCCTGGTGGTAGAATTATTTTCGGGGCTGGTCGCAATCGTGGTAGACACAATCTTCTAAACTGTTATGTAATCATTCCAGAAGACACCGTTGATTCCATTGGAAAGACGGTAATGGATATGTATAAAATCTCCTGCGCTGGAGGAGGCGTAGGTTTTAATGTTTCTAAGATTCGACCTAAAGGAGACGATATTGGTAGTGTTTCCAATAGTGCTCCTGGTGCTGTTTCTGTTCTCCAAATGATTAATGAGGTAGGCGAGCATGTACGAGCGGGAAAGAATCGTCGCACGGCTCTTATGGGCATTCTTAATATCACTCACCCTGATCTGCTTGAGTTCCTTAGCGTCAAACTTGACCAAGGACAACTCAACAACTTCAACATCTCCGTTGCCATCACTAACAGATTCCTGGAAGCAGTAGAGTTTGGTGAGGACTGGTACTTCTCCTATAACAACAAGAAGTATCACCAGTACCGTCTACAAGCAACTAATAATAAAGGAGAGATTAGACAACTCCTCGTTATCGGTCTTGATGAGGATGATGTTATTCGTAGAGCAGAAAACTTCCATAGAGAGGATTGGACTGAGATCTTTGAAGTAGTTGGAAGTGAGCCCATCAAAGCCCGTGATCTTTGGGATCGAATCTGGAAAAACTCAGTAGAGTCTGGAGATCCAGGAATATATAACATTGATCTAGCTAATAAGTATACTAATGTATCGTATTTTGAAAAACTTGACTCAACAAACCCTTGCGGGGAAATATCTCTTCCGAGCTACGGAAACTGTTGCTTGGGCAATATCAATCTTAGCAATATGCTTCTTGATGATGATTCTGATGTAGATTGGAAGCGTCTAGCAAGAACAGTTAGATCAGGTATTAGATTTCTTGATAATGTTCTAACCATCAATACTTTCCCCACAGAAGAGTGTAAAACAGTAGCAGAGCGTTCTCGTCGTATTGGACTTGGCGTTACTGGTCTTCACTACATGCTCATCAAACTAGGTATTGTCTATGGTTCTGAAAAATGTTTAGAGTTTCTTGAAAGATTATTCGGAACTATTCGTGATGAAGCCTATAAGATGTCTATATACTTAGCAAGGGATAAGGCTCCCTTCCCAGAGTTTGACTATAAGAAGTATCTTGATGAAGAGTTTGCTAAAACCCTACCCGCTAGGATCCGTATGCTTATTAAGCGTCACGGCATTAGAAACGCAGTCATGCTCACCATCCCTCCACTGCGGAACTATTTCAATTCTCCGATTGGAGTATCTAGTGGAATCGAGCCTATCTTCTCAGCGATGTACCAATCGCCCGTTGGAGGAGCAACAACATTTGGAAAGAACAACTAGTTGTTGATCCCCTTTTTCAGAGGTATTATGACGAAGGACGAAATCTCGATGCGTTCGTTGGGGCTTACGACATCACCCCAAAGGATCACATTACGGTACAGGCAACTATACAAAAATACATCGACTCATGTATTTCAAAAACAATCAATCTTCCATCCACTGCTGAGGCTGGGGAGTTTTCTCAAGCCGCGCTGGATTACGCACCTTACCTTAAAGGTCTTACGGTTTATAGGGACGGTTCCCACAAAGATGCTCCTTTACAAGCTATTTCCCTGACTAAAGAAAACATTGAAAAATACATGGGCGATCCAGTTGAAACAGCGATTCAATCAGGAGACGCTTGCTCTCTCGAAGGAGGAGAGTGTTAAAAAAAATGTTTACAAAAGGTTCGCTAATGAACTTGACAGAAGAAACTTTTATTCAACTAGCAAAAGAAATAGCACATTACAAGCAATTGAACTAACGGAGGAAAACATTGAAAAATACATGGGAACCAGAGGAGGAGTCCAAACTGGACTACAATCAGGAGATGCTTGCTCTCTCGAAGGAGGAGAGTGTGGAGCTTGAGTTTGAAGAGCTTCCTGATGAAGATTGCCCCTATTGGGAAGAATAACTATGCCTACATTTGAATGGTTATGTAAAGAGTGTGAGGTCGTTTGGGAGAGAGACTGTGAAATCGGTAAAGCTCCCAAGCGAACCAAATGCCCAGAGTGTAATAAACTGTCTGATCGTTTCTTTGGAGAGGTAAACTTCTCTTTTAAGGATGATGGATGTGGTAATAGCGGAACTGGTGCTAATGATTTTCTGGTCAATTAAGCAGAGGTATAGAAAGCACGCAGAAAAAGGATTTGATAAAGATTCAGCAAATAGATTCCTAAATAGGTCTATTGATGAAACTAAGGCTAGAATGAATGATGAGTCCTTTTAGATATAAGCCAGCTAATTTTAACTATGAGAACCTAGAGAGAGACGGTAAGGTTCGGAGATTACGTTCTGATGAAGCAAAAGATAAGATGGAGCGTGCTAAAAAAATTAACTGGAGAAGCCTATGATAAGGCAAACAAGATGGGTTAATAAGGACGCAGGCAAAGACAAACTAGACATTTTCTAAACCACAAAAACATTTCTAACTAATGGCATACGAGTTCTCTGAGAATATCCAAAGGGGTATTCTATATCTATTGAAATCAGACCTAGACTTCTTTCTACAGATCGTAAATCTAGTTAAGCCTGATTATTTTGAGTTCCCTAGCCACTCAAAACTATTCCTAGCTGTCAAGGACCACTACGACAAGTATAATAAACTGCCTAATGATGAGTTTATTATCGAGGATGTAAAGCAAAAGCTAGGACCAAAGGAGAATGTATCAGATTACGCTGATGAGCTTTATTACATCAACAATATTGATACTTCTTGTGTTTCCAACTCAGACTACTTCCTGGACCTAATCGAGAGGTTCGCTAAAAAGGAGGCGATGAAATCAGCCATAGCTGAAAGTATTTTCGCTAATCAAGGAAGACAGAGTTGAAGAGGTTGAAGACCTCGTAAAGAAAGCTCTTCTAATCAATAGAGATGTTAATACGGGACAAGACTATTTCGGTGATGTTCTTAATCGCTGGAATAGAACTTTCAATAAAGACGCTACGACGAAATACAAGACGGTTCTTCCGTCGCTTGATAAGTCTCTTGAGGGCGGACTAGGGCCTAAAGAGCTTGCGATGGTTGTAGCGCCTCCTGGGGTTGGCAAATCCTTGTATCTAGTCAATCAGGGTGTGCAAGTGTATGATCGAGGGCAAGAAGGTTCTATATATCTCGTTGGAGATGAGTGAGGACAAGATTGCTCAACGGTTTGATTCTATTATGACCTTGATCCCCTCAATTTAAACTCAAGGATCCAGCCAACCATACCTCTGTAAAAGAGCGTCTTGATATGTTCAAGCAGGAGTTCCCTCAAAGTGATCTAGTTATCAAGGAGTTTCCCACAGGGCAGGCTTCAATCAATGCGATTCGTAGTCTTCTAGTTCAACTAAAGAACTATAACGACTTCGAGCCTGATGTTCTTGTAGTAGATTATCTTGAGCTTATGAGGCCAACTAGAGAGATCCAACAAGAATATCTAGCCCAGCAAAGAATCGCTGAGGAGCTTCGAGGTCTTGGCGTTGAGTTTGGTTTCCTTGTCTGGACTGCTACTCAAACTAACAGAATGGGTAGAACTGTAAAAGTTATTACAGACGCAGAACTAGGTGATTCCTATGGTAAGATCAGAACCTGTGATTTTGCTATTTCGCTAAATCAAACTGAGGAGGAGTTTGATCAGGGCACAATGCGAGCTTTCGTAATCAAGTCTAGAAACGGAAAACCTAGATTTATTGTGCCTATGACTGTTGATTACTCAACCTTACGCATGGAAGAAAATGAAGAAATCCAAAACTATACTTGATCGACTCCAGGAGGAAGGCATTACTGAGATTGATGCGGGATATAAGAAATATAAACTTATTTTCTCAAATGCCATATCTCACCAAGGATCTGCTTGTTGGGGGTTAACTGATTTTTGAAAAAGGAACAATAACCCTACATAAGAATATGGAGCATGATCTAGCCAAGGAGATACTATTACACGAAATGACTCATGTAATACTAGAACTTGGTGGTCTGGGAGGGGATGAAGATGCTGGAATGGTTCCTGCTCATCTAAACGAGCACATTACAGTTCAAGTTTCCCGTGGACTAATGCTCCTCATGAGATTGAACAGTAAAGTGTTCGAGCTAATATGTGAGGAAGGTAATGAAAGTTCCTAGAAAGTTATCCGTTTTATGAAGGAAAATGGTCATTTTCAGATATCTAGTAGTGCTCTAAGATTAGAGACAGAATTTATAAATAC